TATTCCGGATGACCTCCTTCCCTTTGGATATTTTGGACCTCCAAGATTCCGTGCCGCATATGATGTTAATGCCTCTGGATCTGTTAACTCGTCTCCTGGTGGTGGTGGAGCCTATAAAGCCGACGGCGGCATTGAACAAACCACTTTTAGTAGTCTTTTCCTAACTGGCGGCTGGGGTATTGTTTCGCCAGGCGGACGCGACGGCAGTGCAACAATGTATCTGTCTGCTGGTCTTGGAATAGCCACGGCCGCGAGCGTAAGCGCGCTTGAAGGTATGTGTACCGGCTCATTTGTATTCCCAGTTGTTCGCCTCCGTACTTCGGCATCAGATGGTGATCTAAGTGATCCAAAAGATGCATATTTTGGCATGCAAACAACTCGTACAGCCACCAGTACCACCCATGATAAAAGTGTTGCCGATTACCATAGACTTCTTTATGCAGAATATACCGCTGGTGGCGGTCAAAATGCGACCGATCCTTATAATGTAACCGGTGTTGAAGATTACGCATATGTTTTCTCGCTTGATGATATTGTTTTGAAGACTGCCGGCGGAACTGATTTTTATTATTCTTCCGGATCTAGAAGAAGAGAATCTTCATTTACGTCGGCTTCCTATGAAAATCTTTTAAACACAGGCGTTAACAGGTTTACTGCACCACTTTGGGGTGGTTTTGATGGGTTCGATATTAAGAAGCCAGATCCACTGGCCAATACTAATACCGGTATGAGTGCTACTTCAACCGTTGATAGTAGCTACGTACACAATACTTGGAAAAGAGCGATTGACACTGTAACCGATCCGGAAGTAGTTGATATGAATTTGTTAGTTGCCCCTGGTTTGACGACAACTAGTTTAACGGCCCATATGATTAACGTTTGCGAAGAGCGCGCCGACGCACTAGCACTTATCGATCTGCCTAGCGTTTACATTCCGCCACATGAGCAGTATTATTCTAGCAGATCTAGTAGAATTGGCACAACTCCAACAAATGCTGCAAACGATCTTAAGGACAGACAAATTGATTCTAGTTATGGTTGTACGTTCTATCCTTGGGTTCAAACGCGCGACGAATCAACCGGAAAATTGGTTTGGATCCCGCCTAGTGTTGCGATGTTGGGTGTTCTCGGCAGTTCTGAGGCAAAATCAGAAGTTTGGTTTGCACCGGCCGGTTTTAACCGCGGCGGTCTTAGCGAAGGTGCGGCCGGAATCCCCGTCACTAATGCTTCTGAAAAACTTACTTCTAAAAACCGCGACACGCTTTACGAAGCCAGAATTAATCCAATTGCCTCTTTCCCTTCTACCGGAATAGTAGTATTTGGACAAAAGACGCTTCAAGAGCGCCAGTCAGCACTCGATAGAATTAACGTAAGAAGGCTAGTGATTTATTTGAAGAAGTCAATCTCCATTCTTTCTACTCAAATTTTATTTGAACAGAACGTTCAGGCAACTTGGAATAGATTCAAGTCTTTAGTAGAACCTTTCTTAGCAAATGTTAAGACAAAGTTTGGTATCACCGATTATCGTTTAATTCTCGATGAATCTACCACGACGCCAGATCTTATTGATCAAAACATTCTTTACGCTAAGATTATGATTAAGCCCGCAAGAGCAATTGAGTATATCGCAATCGACTTTGTTATTGCTTCAACCGGTGCTTCATTCGATGATTAAAAAGGATGGGGGAAAAAATTCCCTCACCACACTATTTAAAATAGATTACAGGAGTCCCTAAAAATGCCATTTTGGTCAACAAACTTTGGAGAAGACACAACACTTAAAGATCCGAAAAGAAAATTTCGGTTTACCGTAGAATTTCAAGGAATTAATGCTTCGCAAGGAGGCGCCATGTTATGGTATGCTAAAACTGCGGACAAACCAAATTTTACTATATCAGAAACAGAGCATCGTTATTTAAATCACACATTTTATTATCCCGGCGCAGTTAAATGGGGAGATATTAGTATTACTTTGGTGGATCCTGTTGATCCAGACATGACTGCAACCTTATCTGATATTGTGGTACAATCTGGATATGCTCCACCAACGGATTCTACTTCTCTTGGGAGTATGTCAAAAGCAAAGGCAGCCGGAGCCATGGGAACTGTGATTATTACTCAAATTGATTCCGATGGAAACCCACTTGAAACATGGACCCTCTGGAATGCATGGCTAAAAGAACTAAAATTTGGCGAATTAGCATATGACGGAGATGATCTTACTGAATTGACAACTATCCTTAAGTATGACTGGGCAAGAGTGGAAACTGCTGGCGCATCTGTTACTGTTGCTGGCGATGGTGGAACTGAATTCTTTGGTGTATAATTAAAATAAACGAGGTGTATATTGTCAAGAAATAAAGAACGTCTAGGAGGCGTTCAGCAACCGGATTCGAATCCACCCCCTCAAGTAATGCAAGGGGATACTGGAGGAGGATTCTCATTTGTTGTTCCTACAGAATTTGTAGAACTGCCCTCGCAGGGTAAATATTATCCTCCCGATCATCCTCTTCATAATGCTGAAAGTATTGAAATTCGTCAAATGACAGCAAAAGAAGAAGATATTTTAACGTCAAGAACTCTTATTAGAAAAGGCGTAGCCCTAGATAGGGTTGTTAAAAATTTAATAGTAGATAAAAGAATTGATTCGGATGGCCTGTTGGTGGGAGATAGAAACGCTATTATTATTGCTACCCGTGTATCCGGATATGGAAACGATTATACTACAAAAATATCATGTCCAAATTGCGGAGCCAATCAAGAATATTCTTTTGATTTGAATCAAAGTAAAATTTATGACGGCCAAGATCTTCACAAATTAGATGTGAAAGACAATCAAAATGGCACCTTCACTGTTAAACTGCCAAAAACATATGTGGATGTCACATTTAAACTATTAACTGGAAGAGACGAAAAATCATTATTAAGTGGTATAGAAAGTGATCGCAAACAAAAGATTCATGAACGTACTGTGACAAGGCAATTAGTTAATGTTATTGTTGCAGTAAACGGTGATAGTTCTTCACAGGCTATTAATTATTTAATTGAGAACATTCCTTCTATGGACTCTCGACATTTGCGTTTGGCATATAAACTTGCGGCTCCTAATATTGATCTTACACAGCACTTTGAATGTAATGAGTGTGATCATGAACAGGACATGGAGGTCCCGCTCACCGCGGACTTTTTTTGGCCTGACCGATGAGTATATGGAGAATGTGTATGAGCAGTTCTTCTTTTTAAAATATTCTGGTGGCTGGAGTTTTTCAGAGGCCTATAATTTACCAGTTGGTTTGAGAATTTGGTTTGTTCAGAGACTAATAAAACAATTAGAACAAGAAAAAGAACAAATTGAAAAAGCACAAAAAGGTACCAGTAACTCACAAACATTGACATCCCAGAATCAACCACGATCACCACCGCAATTAAGCAACCGATATGGACAGGGCAAATAGCCCTGTCTTTTTTTGTAAGAAACTATTTAATTTAGATTAACTAAAAAGGGTTATTTATGGCTGACGTTCCCACCAGAGAAGAACTCGAAAGAGCAAAAGAATCACTTGCGATTGCAAAAGAAGAACTTGAACTTGCAAGTGCTGAAGGCATCGAGACATCAGAGATCGTTAGATTATTGAGGGAAAGGAGTGCTCTGGTCCGTGAATTCGCAAGTGCTCGAAAAGTCGCCAGCGCAGACTTACAAGATGAAGTCGCCGCTCTAGAAAACCAATTAGAACTCACCAGTGATCGGGGAGAACAATTAAAAATTCAGACGGAGCAGGCGCAACGTCGACTTAAAATAGCAAGGAATATGAGTGCAGTCGACGCAGAATCGAACGCCGCGAGAGAAGAAGCAATAAAAGATGCAGAAGAAGAACTTAAATTACTTGAAAAACAAACAGAAGAACTTGCAAAGCAAAAGAAACAACTAGAAGCAGCAAAAGGTTTTGGAAAAGAGTTAGGAGATTCCATCGCGGTTTATGGACGCCATACTGTTTTAAATACCAAAAATTTAGCAAAATTTGGGAATGCTCTCCAGCATCCTATCGCATTTGTTCAGGCATTATCGACTGCTGGCGCCATGGCTTTTGTCGACACTATGATAAATTTGGCGTTTGAACTTGATAAGATGGAATCTTCTTTTAGGAAAACCACCGGCGCATCAGCCGGCATGGCCAGATCGGTAACCAGCGCCTATACAGCAACAAGGCTATATGGCGTAACAACTAAAGAGGCAGAAATAGCCGCTTCTTCTCTCTATACCACGGTTACAGATTTTACATTTATGAATAGAGGTGTCCAACAACAGATGATTCAGAGTACTGCTGTTTTAGAAAAATTTGGTGTATCATCTGCCGATTCTGCAAAAAGCATGCAAATTGCGACAAAGGCGTTCGGTATGTCTGGAGAACAAGCACAACAAACAATGTTAGATATTACAAAATATGCTCGTGAAATTGGCGTAGCCCCGGGACAAATGGCTCAACGATTTGCTGCAGCCGGTCCAGAAATAGCAAAATTTGGAGGAGAGGCCGTTGATGTTTTCAAAGATTTAGAAAGAGTGTATAAGATCACTGGTATTGAAACGCAGAGATTGTTGCAGATTACCAGTAAATTTGATACTTTTGAAGGCGCCGCAAAACAAGCAGGAATGCTCAATGCTGCGTTGGGTGGCAATTTTGTAAATGCTATGGATCTTATGATGACAACAGATCCTGTACAAAGATTTGAAATGCTTAGAGATGCTATAACAAATACTGGCCTATCATTTGATGATATGTCGTATTATCAACGACTTTTTTATACAGAATCGCTTGGACTTAAAGATGTTGGTGAATTGGCAGCATTTATGTCGGGAGATATGGAAGCGTTGGGCGATGCTACAATGAAATCTTCCGCGGATTTCGCGAAAATGCGAGAAGAAGCTGCGCAATTACAGGATGTTCAAACACAACTAAAGGCCTTGTTGATGGATATGATTCCTGTATTCATGCCGTTGATCGATGGGTTGCGTGATATGGCGCAATGGCTCCGTAAAGATGAAGACAGAATAAAAAAATTAGGACAAG